TGTTGTGCAATTACGATTGAACTAGGAGGATCTGGTGTTATTGCCCTTTCCACATTTACATTCTGTGGCAAGAAGTTTTTAGCACCAGGAGTTTCCTCGTACTGTTCCATAACCTGCTCGGTAATACCAGGAGGCCCTCTAAAGTCTCTAGTAGGCCAAGCAGAGTTACCTACAATATCGAGGTACTGCGAAGCTAACCTAGATTCTGCTCTAAGCATATCAAAGTTACCATGCAGTATCCCACGATAAAGTGACGAAGGGTCGTTCCCCTCTGTCATTAAGCCTGTATGTGGCCAGTACATTGTAAAAGGCAAAGTCTTGTAGCCATGTCGCTTTGGCTCTAATGCGAATTTGCCCTCAGCCATGTAACATACTTGACTGTGAGTCCAGGTTTCCACAAATTCCACTGTTCCTTCTACAGGCCCTTCCCAAGACGGAAAGTGAGCATTTACCCACGAAGCATCAATTTCGTAAAAGTGCATTACCCATCTTGGATTTTGAATATTATTGGTATCCCACACCATCATTTTAGGATTGATACAAGTTGAAGTGATAGGCCAGTTAATGTTTCTCCTGTTTAAAACATCTTGCAGCTTTTCTTTGTAATCTGATACATCTCCATCTTCTGGAGGTTCTGGGAAGTCTTCCCATCTGTTAGCAGCAAACTCTGTTTTCTCAAATGATATTCCATAGAGTGCCATGTGTTTTGCTGTTTCTCTTCTAGTTGGTGAGAACTGCTCAAGCATATGATTCGCACCCCTGAGAAACTTCTCAAGCAGTTCTGCTCTTACTTGTCCTTTAGGCCCAGGTGGAGGAACTGATATGTCTAAAAATTGAGGAGTCACATGAGCAACAAGAGTATTAATTGTTGAATGTGCTGTTCCTAACCTTATCTGTGAACCTGTCTCTGGAACTGAAAAATCAAAGTTTGATAAATAAAAATCTTCTGCTTCTTCGCAGTTTTCGTAAAATTCTTTAAATTGTTTTCTTGATGAATCTAAAGTTGACTGAACCCACTCCAAAGATAATAATGGCTCTTCTAAAGGATTCGCACTCTCTCTATCAATTTCTTCCTGTGGATTCATTCCACCTTGCGAAGATGCGTTATAACTCATAGTCATAGGACTTCAGTTCCTTCTTCTTTCAATGCAAGTTCTTTTCTCTGCCTTCTCCACTCCAACAACCTAGAACCCTTATTTTTATAATTGCTATTTAAAGGCTTTATGCCTCTTGTCGATCTTGGAACTGTCAGAAGATCCACAACATCTTGTGCAGGATCGCAAGCCATTAAAGCTAAACATTCTGCATCCACCCAGTCATCTCTGCCGTTTGACACAGAATAGAATTGATGACCTCTATTTGCCGTTTCCCTATGAGCAATGTCTTCTAACTGACTTATAAGTTTACCCCAACTCTGTGGAAATGTCACAGTTTCTTTTTCAAGAGATAGTGCGTAATCTAAAAACAACTGATACTTTTTACTTGGAGTAAAGTTATATCCCACAACAGGAATTGAGTGTTCCATTAGTTCACGATAAAGCACATCTTCTCCTAATTTACCACCTAGACCTGTAGAGTCCATGTATATCTCTTCAAGGTTCCACCTCACAGCTTCTCGTTTAATTGTTTCAAGTTGCAGTGACCAATCTGTTTTCATAAGTTCAACTGCAAACACAGAAGTTCTCGTTATCCGATTTTTAATTACTAATACAGTGGGATCGTTGGATCTACCTATGTCTAAACCTGCAACATATTTTTCACCTTCTACAGGAGCCATCATTTCGTATGCTCCTCCTGAATACGCTTTGGTTATATTCCTGAAGAAGTTACCTGCTCCCTCTGGTTGCTTTGCCATATAGAACCTTTCCCAGATCCCCTCAGTAAGCGACCCTTTCTCCTCCTCAATCTCAAGTCTGTCATCTTCTGTTAGGTAGGGATTGTCAAAGGTAGAGGCGTGGAAAGACTGTCTTCTTTCAGACGGATTTTCCTTTGCCATCTTGTAGTTACGAGCAAACCAGTGTTGGGAGCTTTCTGGAGGAACGCCCTCGACAATGGCCCTACCCAATCTTCCAGGAGAGTTAAGTGTAGGTCTTACTTTATTCCAAGCAGCCTCTTTAATATCTTGGCTTTCTGCCATGTGTAGAAAATCTAATCCTACAGTTTGCAGTCCTTCAGGGTTGTCAGCAGATTTCAGTTCCCAAAATACCGAATGTCGCCATCTATTAGGTAGCCAATTACCTTTTTCGTCTTTTAGATCCAACCATACATGCAAGTCGTCTTGTTTAAATCCGCCACCTCTGCCACCGCCTTGAGCCTTGGTTCTGGTTTTACGAACAATATGTTTCGGAATAAACGCTTGCATCTCGTTCCATACTTGCATCATCTGAGCTCTTGTAGGAGCAACTGTCCAAATATGTATAGGAGGTACAAGACCTGCTTGTTCTGCTGTGAGCTTTTCTCCCTTGCCTGGAAACTGCACTGGATTTATAGAGGCTTCTCTTATTTGCCGTAGTGCTTCCTGTAGGGCAGACCTGGTTTTACCTGCTCGTCTACCTGCTTGTACAAACTTAATCTTAGCTTTGGATTCGTGCATCTCCTTTTGCCAAGGATAGGCTTCGTACATATTGGGCATACTCTAGTTCGTCTCCTGTGGTTTTTGACTCTGCATTGTCTCGGCTTCAGCCTTAGTGTTCAAAAACTTGATGTCACTTGCAATTACTTCAAATGATTTCTTTTGGTTCCCTTCTTGATCGGAATACTCTTTGCTTTGAAATCTGCCCTCTATGTATACTCTCTGACCTTTGGTTAGGTACTTGTTTACATTCTCGGCAGTTTTACCGAAGCAAACTATGTTGAACCACTCGGTTTCATCTTGTGACACCTCGTTTATCCTTCTTCTATAATTTACAGCTATTGAAAAGTTGGTTACAGGTGTCTGGTCAGGTGTGTACCTTAATTCAGGATCCCCGCCGACATTACCTATTAACAGAACTTTGTTTAAACTTGCCATTCTTTTTCTCCTCGTCTTGTCTTGTTTTTTTTGCAAAATAGTAGTGGTGCTGCCTACACAATCCGTTTGCAAACATTCTTTGCTTGCAACCTAAATCTTGTCTGCCACACATCATAAATCTGGCAATCCGTCTCCAGAATAGTCTGCTTCAGGTACATGACCATTGTCTTGCACTATCCCTGGTTGCCTCTGATCTTCCATAAAGTATTTAATCTCAGGTCTCGATGAAACAGGTTCCATGTGTTCCAAGTATCCGTTAGCCATCATCTTGAGTGCAAAGTTTACACCAGCACTACCTTGTGCCTTTGCTCTCTCCAAGTGCATAAAACTAATCACAGCCGACTCGTGTGCATATACAGTGTCTAAATGCGACTTCTTAATATAAGTTTTCTTAGAACCTGGAAAGATAGGGTAGGAGTCAGTATCTCTGTATTGATCTAGTCTCTTCTTAAACGATAGGGTAGAGGCGATTTTCTCAGATAACTTTTTCTTATCCCAACCAAACTCCTCACACATTTCATGTATTCCATCTTCTCCTGCACCAAATACAGGTAGGAGTACATATACTTGTTTAAGTTGCCTTGTCCACTTCTTCCACTCAGGAATTGCCTTGAGAACACGCCTTTCTATTTCGGATACCCCAGAAGAGCTTTTCGCAAGCATATTTTGTATAGCCATAATTACATCTCCCTTACATACTTAGGGCTAAAATCTAACGGACACCTTGACCGAAAATAATTATTAATTATACACTTATGCACAATTAATGTAACCGCACAGTAACGAAATAGGTGAACCAGGTCACCTCAAAAAGACCAAAACCTATATGGTTACTCCTACTGATAGGGCAAGTGTCGCTGTCAGGACTACATAAGGGGTACAGGGTCGGGAGTACCAATGCTTATCTAGTCAGGGAAGTTAGCGATTTTAATTTATAGGACTCCTATATATAAGGGGTGGCCTTTATCTAAATTTAAGAGATATTTAAGTTCAAATTCTTTTTTCAACGCACTCAGTGCCTCATATATATATCATTTACAGTTGTCGGTGTATCGGCGTACCTTTATAACCTTTATACGATCTGTATCAACAGAACTTTATATAACTTATATCAACAGAAATAAAAGTAAAGATTAAGTTTAAACAACCTGGCCATGCCAACCTTAAAAGAGAAGGGAACACCAACGAATCCAAGCAGCAATATAATTCCCCTATAAAATAATTATCTCTTATAAAGAACTCTTTTAATCCTCAATAATACTTATAAGAAAAAATCAAAATATCTTTAAAAATAACCAGTTAAAATATCAGTAGGGTAGAACCTTTTAAAGTACTCCCCTATCAATCCCCTACTAATAATATTAAAACTCGTTCTATGTCCAATTTTTAGGGCTTTATATTATATATATAGGGTTTTGAATATTGGCCCAAATAATTATTATCCTTGGCAGCAATAAAAATATTACTTGTACTCCCCTATTCTTTTAATTCCTGCAGGTAATCCCCTACTCTTTTAAATAATAAAAAATACAATTTTAAAAAAGGGGTTGACAATAATTAATTTATGGTGGTAGTATGGATTCTAACAACTCATAAACAACACATTAAAAGAGGTTAAAAAAAATGAAAAAAGTTGAGAGTAAAAACCTAAAAAATAAAACTGAGGGCTACTATCCTCAAAGAAGGCAAGTGATGAAATACATTTATGAAGCCAAGAATATAGCTAAAAGGTTTGGTATTAATCATCAGAGGATAGAGGTTAGAATTACTGAAAAGCACGATTGTATTTTAGGCCAGGCCACTATAAATAGTAATAAAAAGTATATTTGGATTACTGAGGACGGATTGAATAGATCAGATTTAAGGATTACTGTATTTCATGAAATCCTACATACTCTATACAATCAGGAACATGTTAAAGGCTGCAAGATTATGAATGATACAGCAACTACAGAAAATGTTTCAGATCAAGAGATAACAGATATATTTATAAGATACATAACTAAGTGTAACTGATGAGGTTTTAATAACCGAAACTCCCCTATCTTTTGGGGAGTCTTACACAAACAATTAAAACTGAGGAGGTTTTAAATGAAAATTAAATTAGACGCACAGTCTTATCAATATAAACAATTAAAAGACTTTTTTGGAGCAAAAAATAAAGACCATTTAATCTATCTATTGCTTCAGGCTTTTCAAGATAAAAAAGATAAAAAAGAATATGATGAATATAATCATCTTCTCATTGAAAATTATCTAGAGAGGTCGATAGACCTAAATGAAATGTTTACAATGATTGAAATAAAATCAGTGTAACTGAGGAGGATTTTATATCCGAAACTCCCCTATTTTTTGGGGAGTCTTACACAAACAACAATTCATGGAGGTTAAAAATATGAATGATCCGTTAAAAGATTTAATTAGTTCTACTTATGAAGAGCTAATTATTAAACTAGATACTAAATAAATAACAAACAATTAAACCTGAGGAGGTTAAAAGTGATTATAGAAAAAAATAGAGAAGGGGCAATAGTAATTTTTGGGGATATAGGAAGAAGAATTTATTACTATTACTCTAAAAAAGAAGCAATACAAAAATATAAAAAAGAAGTAAAAGAAAAAATAAACAATTAAAACTTAGGAGGTTTTAAATGACTACACAAGAAAAAATAAATTATTCAATCTGCATACAATGTTTAGGCTGCTATAATTCAGGGAGAAATAATTTTCAATGGGTTAATATTCTAAATGACAATTTAGAAGAAAAAATTAAACAACTTAAAAAGTCTTGTACTTGCGATTATATAAAATGCGATGAAATAGAAATTTGGGATTATGAAAATGTACCTTCTAATTTTTCATTAAATGAATATGACGATTTAAAAGACTTTTTAGGCGTTTTAACTGATCAGGGCCATGATCAAAATGATGTAAGAATAATTTTTAAATATCTTGGAGATATTGGCAGCAATTTAAATGATGTCAACGCTAATGATATTAGATTTGAAAAAACTGATAATTTAAGCAACTGGGCGTATGATATGGCGGTTGATGTTCACGGATACGATGAAAATACTTTAATTGGTGTCAGCGTAGATTGGGAGCAAACAGCAAAAGAATTTTTATATGATTATTCAGAATATTATGATGATGTAAATCATGAATATTATTTATTCCCGAATAACCAATAACAATCCAGGTTTTAAGGGGAGTACCTGCAAACAACTCCCCTATTAAACAAACAATTAAAACTGAGGAGGTTTTAAATGATAATTTTTAGAGAAATAGACAATAACGGCTATTTAATAGGGGATCAGGCTGCATTTTGTAGCGGTTGCGATATTCCAGGAGAATTTAAAAATGAATCCAAATATGAATATTACAACTCTACAAATTGGCCCACTTTAAAAAGTGATTTCCAAAATGATAATTGCTTATATTGTGATAGTTGCAATAAAAGACTTTTAAAATGTTTTTATCTTGACAACGTTAGCAATAGTTTAGATTGTGCTGTTTATGATAGTGAGCATTATCCTGAAATAAATTTTACTGTTAATAACATGGTAACGAGTTTCACGCTGCCAAATTTACAAACAAACAATTAAAACTGGGAGGTTTTAAATGAGAACCTTAAAAGAAATAAATTACTCCCTTAATTGATTAATTTCATTTAGGGGAGTTTTTAGCGTTTAGGGTACTAAGTATCATTTAGACTATAAAACACGTTTAAAATAGCACATAAACACGTTTAAAACGTATTTAAACAATAGGGCAGGGGAGAACCTGGAAAATCCTCCCCTATGGCCCACAAACTTTAGTTAATCCAATTTATGAACAATAACAATATTAAAATATTATTTATTACTGAAAAACTGAAAAACAATTTTATAAATGTATTCATTATTTACACCTCCTCTTGCGGATTGTTTATAATTAATTTAGTTGGTTTAGTCGTTATCGGTTATAGTGTAATGATATTCAACACCTGTAAAATCAAGTTCAGTGCTGCTATCATACATTTTTTTATGAACCGCTTTAATTATTGCCTCTATCTCGACAGGAAATTCTGTAGAATCTCCCCTTGCCCAGTATTTAGAACTTATCTGTATATTAAGTCTCATCATTTTTTCACCTCCTTCCTGGAACTAATTATTTTTATCTCTTATTTCATAGTACATTTTTTAAGGCCCAAATTTTTAATTTTTGGTAATGATTTTGGTAATGATTTTGGTAATGAATCAAAACCTCCTCAACTCATAGTACGTTTTACAACCTCTAAATTAGGTAGACTATTAACCTTCTCAGGTAGAGTATCAGTAGAGTTATCAAAACCTCCTCAACTCATAGTACGTTTTAGAACCTTTAAATTTTTAAATAGTGGTAGTGATTTTGGTAGTGATTTTGGTAGTAAAACATTTTATAAAAAAGATAAAATTAGTTCCTGGAAGGCTAAAATGGAATGGACAACTTTAAGGCTAAAATCTAATGGTCTGATAGAATATTTGCATAATCCATAATATGTGTTATATAATTTTTGTACGAACAATTTTTTGCTAGGAGGTAACGGACAAGCAACACAAGTAAATAAAACAATTCATTATAAACAAAAAAAGAGGTTAAAAAGTGATTGAAATAACACGAGAAGAAAAAATAGAAAAGATACTTGCTTGGTGGTCAGAAATTTGGCAAGACTCACATCACAATATCAGCATACTTACTGATGAATTGATGGGGTTGCATACAGGAAACAAACCATTGTGGCAATTCGATGAGGAAGAATTAAATCTAGCATACGAAGAGGTAATAGAGCAACAGAAAGATTTGGGGTACGAATAATGATTGAATATGCGTACAAGCAAATTTGCGAAGAGTGTTTTATTTTAGTGGATCCACTTTGTGATAATTGTAGTGGTGTAGGTTATACCGAAAGCACTTCGGCTGATTTACCTGATAATGCTTATGATATAGAGGCTGCCACAACAATAATAGCAAACTTAGAACCATGTACAGATGAAATTGAATACGATGATTTTCAATCTGACATTGTTGAAGAGTTTACAAAACACAAATACAAAAAAGTTTATGTTGAGGGTAAAGACTTAACATGGAGAAACTTAACTGGTACTCAAAAATTTATTCTTGATGATCCAATGGACATTGTTTGGAAATTAGTACCAAGAAATGCAGACTTTACATACAGAATAGAAAAAATTACAAACAATCATTACAAAGTTGAATCATCTAATCACGATGGTAAAGAATACTTTGAAATAAAAATAAGGAAGGTTAGTTAATTATGGATACACCATATACACCAAAAGAATACATACTAAATGTTCTGAATCAATGTTTAGTATCACTACAGGAAACTGATGATTTTGAGATCATGAAACCTGAAATCATAAAGGCTGCCAGGCTGCTAGAGAACCTTGCAGAAAAAGCAAAACAAGACAGGCCCGACACACCGGACATAGATAGTATCGCTGAAACAAACTATGAGAACAGGAGAACATAATGGGAATTTTACTGGATAGATTTGGGGATTTTTTTGGTATTAGAACAAAAAATATTTTTGATACTACGACTACTCCAGGATCTAATTGGGTAGAACTAAAACTAAAAGATGTATGGGTAGAACTAAAATCAGATCGAACCGACACATCATTTAAATTACTTATTAGTGATGATATTGAGCAACTTGAAAGACTTGCTTTTTGGAGTGGGCAGCTAAACAAAGATGTGAAAAAACACATTAAAAAATTAAAGAAAAAGGCGAAAGCCGAAAAGAAAGATAAGGAGCAAAAATGAGTAAAGTTATACATTCAATAAATATTAGAAAATCAGGCAGCAGAAAATACAATGTTGTTCTTATTAAAGATAATGAGCATGAACAATTAGAATTAGCAAAAAAAAGAGATACGCTAATTGATAAATTAAATAATATTGTTAACCAAAATAAATGGGCAATATTAAATGACGGACACGCTTTGGATATTTCTTTAGAAATAACAAGGATAGATAGAGAACTTAAAAAAACTTGTAAAGTTTTAGATCATAAAGACTCTGAGGAGTTCATGAAAACAGGTAGAGTGGAGATTAATAATGAGTGAAGAAACAGAATGGGCAATAGAAGATATAAGGCAAAGTATTCATATCTTAAATGAAAATTTAGTAATGATTGCTTATCAACTTTATATTTCTAATCATAAAGGCATGGAAGAATATGCAACAATAAAAAACTTTTTATCAGATTTAAAAAATATACAGAAAGAGGTTAATAACCAATGAGCAACACAATAGACAATCACATAGAATTTGTAGGTACAAATTCACAAATACAAGAACTTCTAGCGTTCTTAATACATACAAAAAGCAACATACAAACTAATGAAATGGTTTCTATGACAGGAGATATAAATGTTGACATTACGATAAATGGAGTATTGGCCCTTACATTTATGACTGAAAATTCTCCTGCTGATTTATTAGTTGCAGCAATTCACAATAAATTCCCTAAACTAAAAATTGAAGGTGGATTTCATTTTGATAACGTAACAACCTTATGGAAAGACGAGTTAGAACTAGAGGAGGTTAAAAATGAATCTAACTAAAGAACAAATAGATCAATTAGGTAAAAGATACAGAGATGTATGCTCTACCATAGATCAGGCGAAAGCTGAAAAGAAAAAACTAGAACAGGAATTAAACATTGAGTTTGATGAAAGATCGGAAAGTGTGTGGGCCAGTAAGCTCATAGGAAATGAGTTGGTAATTAGTAGGGGATCACAAAAAGTTATCAAACCTGATGATTTAAGAGGATCAGTAGGAGAATGGGTAGAACCTGGAGAGTTGGCAGCCATGATAGCTCCCGAACATACAGAAATAAGAACTATACCCGAAAAGGTTGATTTAAGAGAGGTAAACAAAGTTCTAAAACAAGGCGGCATGGTTGCAGACGCTATTAACAAAGTAACTACAAAGATTGGTACTAAAATAACAATTTCCAATAAGGAGGAACTACTATGATTGGAAGGCACATACTATTCCCACAAGATATATGGGATAAATTACAGGCGTTAGCCAAACTAACTGGCAATTCTCCGTCATCGCTGGTTAGACAATTCGTAATAGACGGAATTAGAAAACAAGAGGAGGCTAAGTAATGGAAAGCAAAGAACCACATATTGAAGATTTAGGAGAAATTATAATTGAAACTAAATTGGAACGATCTAACAAGCTAAAAAACTCAATGAAAGAGGGAGTTGATTTTGGCAAGATTCAAGGTAAGACATCAGACTTTTTATGGGTAGGCGGAGCAGCTAAATTAGCAGAGGAGTTTGGTCTTAACGCAATACTTAAAGAACTGATAGAAGAACCATACGGCGAAGAAGGAATTAAGATTACCACAATCTTAGACATTGTTGATGAAGATGACAAAGTTGTTGGTTCGGGTGTCGGTACTTGGGATACATCAGAACCACTTGGAAACAGACCAGGTAACAGGCAACGAGGAATGGCCATGAGTTTTAAGAGAGCTTATGTGTTGGGCATAAGATATGCAAGTAATTCTTTTGGTATCTTTAGCCAAGATGATGATGTTGTAAGGTACGCAGATCAACCTGTAGAAGATGAATGGAAACCTAATCAGGTTCAAAATGAACCAAAGCAATACGATCCTAATGCAGCATTTATACCATGCAAAGAAGATGAAAATGGGGTTTGGAGAGTTGCGATTGGTGGCAAGGGAGAATGGGCAAACTATCCTGGCAAAGAGCTTATAGATATAGTGAGGAACGATGAAGGTTGGGCAAACTGGTGTTTGAAAAAACCTAATCTTGATTCTAAGTGTAAAGAAGCCATTGAAGATGCAGCGACAGGTAAACTCTAATGTCGTTTGCTCATCATGGGTGGGCATTTAGATTAGACGGATTAAAGTCAGGCCAAAGGCTGCTATTGTTAGTGTTACTTGATTATGCTAGAAATGGTTGTCTTTGTGCTTGGCCCAGTCAGAAGATTCTAAGTCAGAAAACAGGACTTGTTGAAAGGCAAATAAGAAGATTACTGCTGCAGCTCCAGGAACTTGGACTGATTCAAATATCTAAGGCCCAAACAAAAGGTAAATATGTCGGAAATGTCTATCGTATTATTACAGGAGATAATACAAGAGAACACGATAAAGAATGTGTGCAAACCATAGGACATTTTTCTGACGAACTAAACCTAAACCATAGGACAACCATGTCTGGTGGACATGATAATAGTGCAAACCATAGGACAACCATGTCCGATGGATTAAGAAAAGAAAAGAAAAGTAATACAAAAGAAAAGAAAAGAATAATAAACCTTAATAAAAAGAAAGAAAGTATAAAGAAAGAAAAAGTTTGGGTTACAACTTTGCGAAAAGTTAACGGACTTGAACTTAATGATGATTGGGTGGATATGCAAGAGGAAAGATTTTCTGATAAGATTTTGGAAGATTCGGCTTTAACATTCTTTACAGCTGTTGAGGTAGAAAAAAAATACAATTACAAACAACCATTAACTGCATTTATAAATTGGTGCAAAAGAGAGGAAACTAAAGATGAAAAACCTGTCAGCAAACGATTTCCAAAGGGAAGAGAATCAGTCGTCAGCAAAGATATTGACGAAGAAACAAGAAGATTTGCCGAGCAGCAACGAATCAACAGAGGACAAAAATCGTAGGCTATTACATTTAAAGATAGCGGAACTACCTGGAAGAAAAAAGTTTAATGAATTTGATTTAAAGTTGAACCCTAAAACCAAAGAAGGATACCAGGCTTGTGTCGAATGGTCAGGATTAGAAAACGAACCATTTTTAACGCTTTATGGTAAAGTGGGTACAGGAAAAACACACCTGGCTATTGCATCAGGTTACAGATTAATAGAAGATAAAGGCCAACTGGTTAGATTTTTTTCTTCAACAGAACTCATAAGACAAATCCAAAACGACATGAATCAGAACATTTTAGTACCTTTGATTGACCAAGTTAAGAAAACCCAAATATTAATTCTTGACGATTTGGGCCGAGAGTATTCTACATCTTGGACTGAATCCGTTTATCACGAACTGATTGATTACAGGTACGCAAACAAGTTGCGAACACTTGTAACTACTAATCATTCAATATCAGAACTAGAAAAAATTGTTGGTGTTCCAGTAGTATCAAGACTAAAAGATAGCCAAATAGGTAGGTTTATAGTTATGGATGGAAAGGATGTTAGAGAACAATGAAAATAGAAATTAAAAAAGAATTAGTTACTTCAATAAAAAAAATAGTTGGAGATGATGAACACTTTAAAAATAAATTAGAAGTTTTAGCAAACATGCTAATTAAAGATGAAATTAAAAGACACGAAACACATTCATAACATGAATCCTGAATGGACAATGCAAATAGAAAAAGAAAATGAATTTCAAAGTAATGTACTTGCAAAAGTTCATACTAAGATAAGACTAGAAACTAATATCAGGGCTATGCCTCAACCTAGACAGAACTACAGGTCTAGGTTTACTGACCCTAAAGCCAAGAGGTATAACGAATGGCGTAAAGTCATCAGAGATACTTTGCGAGTGGCTTGGCAAGAAAAGACTACAGGCATGATAGATACGCATATAAAGGTATCTTTTGAGTTTGGAGCTGTTCCTGCTGCACCACCTAACGCTAAGAGAACTAAGTCAGGCGAGATAGATGGTAGGACTATCAAGTCGGTCATGGATTACGATTTAAACAACCTCATAAAGTCCACAGAAGACATTATGAACGGCATTGTGTACAAAGATGACAACATCATAAGGGAATATGGGCCATGCAAGGCTATAGACACTACAGAGGACTATATAAGGATACTCATAGAAGATAGTGATGGGTCTAATATATTCGTTCCTAAACCTAATCAAGTTAAACCAACGAATTTAAGTATATGAATATGGATTTAGAAATAAGATTAGCAACAACATCAGATTTAAAATATATAGATCACTTACAGAAAAAAAATGCAGAAGAACTAGCATTTTATCCAACAACAACTTTTGAAAAAGAGGTCGAATCACGCAGAATTATACTAGCCGTAGTGAATGGATCTCCTGCTGGTTATTTATATCATGGGTTACCTCAACAACATTTAAAAATTCATCAGGCTTGTATTGAATATGATTTAAGAGGTCAATGGTATGGAGCTAGTCTTGTTTCTAACTTAGAAAATATGTGCAGAATGAAAGGTTGTATGAGCATAAGATTAAGATGTGCCTCTGATTTAGACTCAAATGGATTTTGGCAAAAGATGGGATATAAATGCACATCTGTTCAACCTGGAGGAGCAGCTCGTATGAGAGATATAAATGTATGGATCAAAAATTTACAAGAACCTTTGTTTCAAATACAAGAAGAACCAAGCAATAAAAAGAAAGACTTTTCAATTTACAGACGGAGCAATAGAAATAAATTAGTAAAAGCATCAAAGTTTATCAGAGGAAAAAATATGCAACATTACAGAAATTATTTAATAGAAAACGATAAACAATAACACAGGAGGTTAAATGATTAAGATTTTACAAGGAAACTGTATAGATAAACTAAAAGAACTAGATGATCAATCTGTTCAATGTGTTGTTACTAGTCCACCGTACTGGGGTTTAAGAGATTATGGCACTGCTACATGGGAAGGTGGTGATGAAAATTGTGAACATTTAGCAGATAGAAGTAAATATGAAAAAAATTTTAACGATAGTCTACAATCTACAAATACAGGAACTTATGCAACAGATATTATAGGCAAGTGGGAATGTCCTAAATGTAAAGCTGTCCGAATTGATGACCAACTAGGATTAGAAGAAACTCCACAAGAATATGTGCAGTCCTTAGTTAATGTATTTAAAGAAGTAAAAAGAGTCCTTAAAGATGATGGTACTGTTTGGTTGAACTTAGGGGATAGTTATGCAGGAACAGGTCACAAAGGGGATAGTAAAGATCCTAAACATCCAGAAGGCAGAAATGCACAAAAAGTTGCATTGAATCATAAAGTAAAAGGGTTAAAGTCTAAAGATTTAGTAGGTATTCCATGGCGAGTAGCCTTTGCTTTGCAAGATGATGGTTGGTATTTAAGGCAAGATATTATATGGGCAAAACCTAATCCTATGCCTGAGTCAGTTAAAGACAGATGCACTAAATCTCACGAATACATATTTTTATTAACCAAGAAACCTAAATACTATTACGATACTGAACCTATAAGAGAAGATGTTAAAGAATCAAATAAAGGGTTCATAACTGCGAGAGCAAGAACTGCATCAGGAGCATTAGGCGGAGAAAATCAGCACAATATGGAACGAAGAGATTATGAAGAAATTAAAGGAGCAAACAAGCGAGATGTCTGGACAATTACTACCAAACCTTATTCTGAAGCACATTTTGCTACGTTTCCAACTGATATACCAGAAATATGTATTAAGGCCTCATCTAAAGAAGGCGATACTGTTTTGGATATGTTTGCAGGAGCAGGAACTACAGGACTTGTAGCTGATAGATTAGGTCGTGATGCCGTACTAATTGAACTAAATCCAGAATATGTAAAGATAATAGAGGATAGAATAAGAAATGATGCACCAATGTTTGTTGATATAGAAAAATGAAATTAGAAATAACGCCAATAACAATTCAAGATGCAAAAATTTTTGTTGACAGGCACCACAGACACCATAAATCTCCTGTTGGTGCTTTATTTGCAATCGCTGTTAGTTTTAATAATGAAATTGTAGGTGTGGTCATGATTGGCAGGCCTGTATCTAGGCATTTAGACAATGGTTATACAGTTGAAGTAAATAGATTAGCTGTGCTTGATGGATATAAAAATGCTTGTTCTATGCTATACAGTGCAGCTTGGAGAGCAGCAAGAGCTATGGGATATAAAAAAGCAATTACATACATTTTAAAAGAAGAACCAGGCACAAGTGTTAAGGCAGCAGGATGGAAATGTATTGGTGAAGCTGGTGGAGGTAGTTGGAACAGTAAAAGTAGACCAAGAATAGATAAACACCCAACGCAAATAAAATTAAAATTTGAAATAACAGAACAGGAAATGACTTTATGCAAAGGAAAGACTACATAGCACAATACAACCCTGAAGCATTACTTACTGATGGCTTTGAAGATGCTTTGATTGGAATAGGGCAGCAGTTTAATAAAGTTCTGGCAGTCTATGATAAGCAGAAATGTATAGAAATACTTATGGAAAGGGATGGAATGACTGATGAAGAAGCGGTAGAGTATTTTGATTTCAATGTAACTGGTGCTTGGGTAGGAGAGAACACACCAATATTTTTTGAGACATTCCAAACTTAAATTCTGAATTGGGAAATTTTGGGAAACTGTCCTTTTAGTGCTTGGACAGTTTAGTTTACATGAATTACATTCTGATATAGAATTATATGTCCACACTAAGTTTTGATTAACCTCCAAGGCTTAATGGATTGTTTGTGAAAGACTCCTGGGATAAAAACTGGGAGTCTTTTTACATCTTAAAATCAAATTGATAAAACTTCTTTCTTTCTTTGCTGCCTTCCTTGCAATTAGGACACCTCTCTGTAGTATCTTCGTAACTGGTAATGACCTCAAAGGTATCAGTTTCACAATCAGGATTGTTACATAAGTATTCGTACAATGGCATTAGTCAGGCTGTCTTTCTACTTCACCCATAAGAACTTCTATATTGCCTGCCACATCCCAATTAGCACTTCTTACTGTTGAACTTACTGAGAAGGCTTTGGTAGTAAGCGATAAATCTCCACCTATACGATTAAACTGAATGATAAGTTCACCTACATCTAGTTTCTTTAGATCGCAAGTGCCACCACTAGAAACAATATTATCTAGCAGTATTGTGTTTACCCTAGTTTTAGATGATGTCATACTATCTAGCGGAGCAATCCACAATCGGTCATAAGTACCACCTTTGGTTTCAAGTAGGTCTGCCATATAGTTTCCACCACTTACACGCAAGTTTGGTTGTGTGCTTGTAGCACTTTGATATATAGATAGTCCGTCTGCCTGGTTATCCTTGATTGTCACTTTATTGGCATTAATATCAGTAAGAGATAATGTTTTACAACTGTTTCTACTAAATGTAAGTTTACCTACTTCTATCCTAGTTGCATTGCCATCTATAAGTATTGCTTCAGTTGTACCTGTAGGTAATGCAGAAGGTTGCCCATTACTTGCAAATGATGTTCCAAG